CGCACCTTCACCTTCTCGCGGCCGCGCTTGATCTCGATGTCCAGCACATCACCACCGCGCCACATGAGTGGCTCGCCCTTCCAGGTGCTCACCTCGTCAAATTGCAGGTCCACCACGGCCTCGGCGCTCAGGCGCTGCATGCGTGGCATCATCAGCGCCATTTTCTCGGCAGGGGTGATGCACCTGGGCGCTCCGCCATAGCTGAGCAGCTCGCCTTGCAGTTCGTCGTCGAGCTTGGTGAAGCGTTCGAGCTGCTTCTCGCATCCATGCAGCAGCGCGAGCTGGGGATGCAGGGGAATCACGGGAGCGGCCGGATCGAAGGCAAAAAAACGCACCTGCTCAAAACCTTCCAGCCGGTGATCAGTGCGATGGTTGAGCAGCTCAATCGCATCGCTCACCAGCCAGTGCGCTTCTCCGGCCCATTCAAAGGGCAGCTCCAGCTTGGCCCGCACTTCCGGCGTGCATTTGTCGAGCAGCTTCGCCAGGCGATTGCCAAACGCCTGCCTCGCATCAAAGGAGCCCGGCTTGCTCCAATAGTCGCTGCCCATCTGGCCTTTCACGCCACCGCAAATGATGTCCAGCGCCGCGAACCACACCTCCAGCCAGCGTTTGCCGCGATAGTTCCCCCAACGCTCCGGGAATCCGCTCAGGGTCATGTCGCCCACCTGAATGCCGGTGCGCTTGATCTTTACGCGACCGCCGCTGAGGAACTCAATCAGCCGCTCCGTGTCCGTGCTCACGGCCGCTGCCGCGTTTTCGACGATCCAGGTCTGCGTGTAATCAGCGGGCACACCGTAGGTGCCCAGCACATGGGCGAGCAGGTGCTGCATATCGCGATGTTCAAAGGCCATCGTCGAGCCATCCGCCCGCTGCACGCGGGGCTTGAGCGCAAAGCTCACGATCATGCGCGTGCTCACGTCCATCACAAACAGACCCCACAGCTCCACGAGCTGCACGCCCTGGCCCGGCACATCGACGAACACCTTGAAATCCAGCCGGTGGTCATCCACGACCAGCCACTCAAACGGCCGCAGCGTCGTGAGGTCGAGCCGCACTTGCGGCAGATGCCGCCACGCCTCAAAGCTGCCCTTTTGCGCCAGCGCCTTGATCACCTTGGCCACCTTGTGGCGCGAGAAATTGCTCAGGCTCCAGCCCGTGGGTGGACGATGCAGCGAATACGGGCACCGATCTGGCAGCGGGCGATACGGATTCTCGGCGTGATAGACCTCCCGCCACGTGCCCGCGTCCTCCACGCTGCGCCCTTCGCACAGATCACGAATGATCGCCTTCCACGCCTCCGCGCGGCCGCGTTTGTCGTTGGAGATGTCCTCGCGCTTCCACCGCTCCAGCACTCCTTGGGGAATGCTCACGACGCGCGCCACCGTGCAGCCATTCACACCGCAGCCCAGGCAGCGGCGATGATCGATCAGCGTCGCCGCCGCCGCATCCGGCCCGCCTTCGTTCAAGGCCTCCCGCCACGCATAATACTTGTCACTCAGATTGTCCGCGCTGTAGCCGCGCCGTCCGCTCATGCGCCGCGCGATCTCGCGGCAGGCTGGCAGCACCTTCCGCGCCTCGTGAATCTCGCGCATGACCTGCCCCAGGCTCAGCACCTCCGTTTTCAACGACGGTGGCAGCCGACCGAAGGCCGCGCGGAACGGCGTCGGCTCCACGGGCGTGAGCGTGAGGGATTGGGCGTGGTCGTCGCGGTCCATGGTGATCAGCAGTGGGAAGTAGGTTCAGCGTTGCTCCGGTGGCAGGTAGTCCAGACCGGCGAGGAGGAAGACATCCTCCTCACGGCTTACGCGCAGGATCTGGCCGGTGTGAGTCAGTTTGACAGGAAGGTCTTTGAGAGCCCCCGCTGCACGGGTGAAATCGAGCACCTCAAACCCGGCGTGGTAGGGATGCCACTTCAGGCCGCGCTCCTGCGCGTTTTGCGCGATCCGCTGGTTCGTCTCCGCGCTGCCGGTGCGGCACACGAGGTAGTTCCAGAATGCCGGGATCGTGGTGGCAAAGAAATCAATCGGGATGCCGCTCGTGCGATGCACCGCCAGCTTGTTCTTCTCACCCCACATCACCTGCCCGTTGCGATTCGGACGCGGGGCGATCACGCCGCGCGCGATCAGATCCCCCAACATCCAATCCACCCGGTTGCCCTCCTCCATGAACAAACCACTGGGCACGGGGCCACGGCGCGGCACATACACCAGCTCGATGTCGCCAACCTCCGGCCGCTTGCGGCGCAGACTGCCCGCCACTTTCACCCAACGTGCGCCGTCAGGCATCAGCTCAAACTCAGGAGTCAGCACCGCCAGCAACTCACGCACCACAACCTTGGCAGCCTCAGCAGGGAAACGAGTTTTCATGACTCGCCCTCCTCCCCGGTTGCAGGTTCATCACTGATCACTGAGCACTGAGCACTCCGCTTGGATTGATCCTCGACCAGGCTCAGCGTTTGCAGCGTTCCTTGCCCGCTTATGAGCTGATACAGGCTGCCACAGCATTCCGTCCGGAATTGCTCCGCGTGCTCCGGTGTGCGCACAAAATCAGGCCACCACTGGCCGCAGACGCATTTCACTCCACGCAAAATGCCGCGATGACCAATGAAGAGGGGATCGAAGCTCATGACTCCTCATCCTCCCCGGTGACTTGTTGCGGTGGCAGCGCGTCGAGCGCCGCGTCCACCAGCTCCATGAGTTGCAGCTCGTCGAGCACGAGCGTCAGATTCGGGCTCACCTCGATCTCGTAAATGAAGCGCGTGTCCTCATGCAGGTTCCCGCGGCCGCAGAATTCAGCGGCGGGCATCTTGCTGATGATTGGCGTCGTCAGTTCCTCGATGACGTTGATATGGATCATGCTTCTTCCTCCAGCGCCAGCACGGCATAAAGTTTCGGCGTCGCCTTGAGATAGGTGCGCGGACGGTTGCCTTTGGTAGGCACACGGCGGCTCGGTTCCACCAGGCCGTTCTTCCGCATCTTCTCCAGGATCTGCGCTCCACGGCTGAAACAGACCTTCAAGGTCTCCTCCAGATCCGCCACGCACACCTCGCGGCGCTCCGCGACATGCAGCCAGGCCAGCCAGGTCATCACCGCCTTGTTGCCAAGCACCGGCTGTACCCGCTGCCAGCGGGCTAGAATGGCGCGCGCCTTCACAGCACACCTCCCGCGTTGCGGGCAGGACGGCCCACGGTTGGCAGTTGTTGAATCGCCCACAGCGAGATCTGATCACCGAGCATCTCGGAGGCTTCCTTCTCCCACGCCCGCAGCAGATCCGGCCGCGCTCTCCGCACCCGGCGCAGGCAGAGCGGACAAATGACCTGGTCATCCGCACGCGGTTTGCGGCAGGCCGGGCATGTGGCCTCTGATCTCTGATCACTGATCACTGATCTCTGACCACTGATCTCTGACTTCTGGCGGGCTATGCGCTGTTTCAGCATCTCCGCCAGGCCTGTATAATGGATGAGCGAGCGCTGTGCCCAGCGCGCCTTGCGGGCATCATGCTGCACGCTGTCGAGGATGTTGCGCCACTCGCGCGCCTTCATCTCCGCCGCCGCGAGATCCATCTGCAACGGATGACGCGGATCATCGACGCTCAGACATTCGTCATTCGTCATTCGACATTCGTCATTCATCACTTGGTCCTCCTCATCTTAAGTTCCGCCGCGATCACGGCCTTCAGCCCATCCACCGCGTTCTCAAACGCCGCCAGCCGGTCCGTGTCCAGCGCCTTGAAAGCGCCCGCCGTGGCGATGTCCTCGATCTGCGTGATGTGCTCCTCGCTCAATTCCATGAGCTGCTGCTGCATCAGCGTCTCATCATTCGCATTCGCCTTGCGCTTTGCGGCGCTGGCCTTCGTGGCCTTCGGCGGCGTGTGGCGCTGCGGCGAGAAACGATCCAGCCAGGAGCGCTGGCTGGTGCCATTCACCCACTCGAAGAGTTCGAGCTGCTTCGCCGCGAGCCGGTCATCCAGCTTCTTCGCCGGGGTGGTCACCAGCGTGGCCAGGTCGATGCTCCTGGCCACCTTGGGGCCGACGATGGCCGGGTATTCACAGGCCACGCTTTCAGTCACCGCCAGGAAGCGCTGCGCGGTGGCATACTTGACCTCCGGCGCATGCAATTCCAGCCAGCCGCGCAGGGTCATCTTCTGATCAAAGTCCACGTTGGACTTTGATCGGCGGTCACCCCCGCGCTGCGCGAGTTCGGGGTGCTCGCGCCGCAGTTGCAGCATCATCGCGCCGAAGATCAGCACCTCGCGCATGCCGCCCGTGGCGCGATGGTATTGCTCCGTGAGCTGGCGGCCTTTGAGAACGTCTTCAGACGCGGTTGAGAGGGTTCGGGACATGAGGTTAGAGAATAAAGATCAGAGGTCAGAGAAACAGGCCGCGAGCATCAGGCCGAGGCCAAGGATGACGATCACGCCGAGGACGCGTTGACCGAGTGTCACGGCCTTCAGCGATTCTTCGAGCGCGGGCTCGTCAGGTGTGCGGCACAGCGCCGCATGCAGCGCCTCGGCTTGCGCGGGGCGCTTCAGGATCGTGCGCAGATCATCGTTGTGGTGCTTCCACTCGCGGCGCTGCGCGATGAGCGCGCGCACGAGCAGCCACGCCAGGTAGAGGTGAGCCGCGATGCCGGTGGTGAGGATGAGGTAGGTGGTCCAGGGGTCCATAATCAGTGGGTCAGTGGGTCAGTGGTCAGTGGGGCAGGTCAGTTGCCCGGCATTGTCTTCGAGAAAATCTGCTGCCTGTGTGAATATTGAGTCTTGCGCCAGAAGGCGCTTCCCCTCTTGGGTCGATGGCGAGATCACGACTCCGAAAAGGGAGCCGTCGCAGGTCAGGACTTCCCTCACAGTCGCCGCGCCGTAACGCTTGTGCCTCACTTGGTCCCCCTTGAAGAGCTTGATGGCTTCACAGTCTTTCATCACGCGGCCTCCTGGTTGAGGTTGCCCTGGAGGATTCGCGGCAGGCGTGCGGCGCTGGCCATGCCTGCCAGGGTCTGCGCCGCGCCGAGCACGAGATCGGTGATGCGGCGTTGCTGAACTGTGGGGTTGAGTGTGCTGGCATCCGCTGCACGCGGCCAGGGCGGCGGAGGCATCGCGTTGGAGGGCAAGGCTCTCGCCTTGCCGAATTCGGCAGACGCGGAGATCTGCGCTCCCGATGCCTCAGGCACCCAGCCCTCGCGCATTTCGTTTTGGGCGGCTTCGAGCATGCGAAACGCGCTGAGCAGCTCCGTGCTCTCCGGAGCCAGATCCGCCGCTGGCACCGTGATCTCATGGCAGGGCACGCCGCTGGCGTTGCGCACATACCATGGCGCTTGATACAGCGCGAGCTGCTGCGGACGCTCGACGGGAGAGAGCATCACGCGTCCCTCGGCATCGAGGCGCTGGATCGTGCGCGTGAGCCAGTCGCGGTCATCCTCAGTGAGGCCGAGGCGGACGCGCAGATCGGCGATCATCACGTAACAGGTGCTCTGCCGCGTCGCGAGTTCGCGGATCGCATCCAGGATGTCCTGGTCGCCGCATGGAATGGCCTTCGTCATTCCGCATTCGTCATTCGTCATTCGCGCCTTCCGGCGCGTGATGGGGCTGTGTTGGGTCGGGTGCATGGTCTGGTCTGTTGTGGGTTCTCAGTTCTTGGTTCGCTGTTCGGTTGTTCAGTTGTTCAGCCTACTCGGCTGAAAAGTTCGGGGTGGCCCGCGAAGGGGTCGGCGGGCGTCGCGCTCTTGCCGCGCCGCATGGGAATGACATTGGCTGGCAGCTCCGCCGCACTGGGCACTGAGCACTGGGCACTGGGCACTGGCTCCTTGCCCTTCGCCGCCGCCTCCGCCACCGCCAGCCATCGCGGGCACAACTCGCGCACCGCCGTGAGGATGAGCGTCTTGTCCCCGCGCACGCTCTCGATGATGTAGGTCATGAGTGCCTGCTGCGTGATGGTCCACCGCCGCTTCGGCTGGGTGTTGCGCCGTGGGTTGTCGCGGCCGCTCTCGCGGCGCTCCCGCTCCGCCTGGCTCTCGTGTCGTGCGCCCTCCATCGCCTTCGCTCTCAAGAGGCCGTTGCGACAGAGGCGCTTCACGGTGTCTTCGCAGAACCCCAAAATGCTCGCCGCCTGGGCGATGGACATCTCCGGCGTGGCCTCGCGGGCAAAGCGGGCGATCTGCGGGTCGAGGGGATCGTGGGCGGGGTTCATGGTTGGTGCTCAGTTCTCAGTTCTCAGTTCGCTGTTCTCAGTGCTCAGACCCGGGCGCGGAGGTCTCGAATAAGCTGGTGCAGTTCTTCGTTTCCCTCATCGCTCCAGCCGCGGATGAATGGATTGTGCATGATGCGCTCAATGATTTGAGCGGCGGCGAGAGCGGCCTTGTGTTTGCGGACGACTTCAGGGCGAATGCTTTCATTAATTTCGCTGTTCGCTGCGGCGGTGTGCATGGTTCTCAGTTCTCAGTTCGCTGTTCTCAGTTCTCGGTGGGGCAGTGCCGGGGCCGCTGGCGATGCGGCATTCGGCCTTGCCTGGCTGGGCTGTGGCTCACTCCTCATTCGGGGGCAGTTGCCACACGTCGGCGGTCACGATGCGCTCGGTCTGCATGACGACGAGCGGCTGGCGCTGCGTCAGGCCCATCTTCGCCGCCCACGCGAGGCGGTTGTCCACCACGCGCAGGGTGATGGTTTTCACGCGCTCCTCGCGGTGCGCACGTGCGGCGGCCGCATTGAGGGCGGCATCCCGCGCCTCTTCAGCGGCTTTCAGGGCCGCCTTGAGGCGGGTGATCTCCGCCTCATCGCGCCGCACGATGACGGCCGGGCCCTGCATCAGGCGCAGCGCGGTGGCGCTGCGGTCCAGTTGCATCCGCGTCCGCTGCGGGATGGGGATCTTCGGTGTCTTGGTCAGGGTCATGGTCGTGGGTGTTGGTGTTGGTGGGTGCTTGTAGCGGGCGAGCGTTCACCGCTCGAAAGTCAGTGCGTCAGTGCGTCAGTGCGTCAGTGCGTCAGTGCGTCAGTGCGTCAGTGCGTCAGCGGAAGAGGTGGTCTGACTCGATGAGTTCGAGCCGGGCAAGATAGAGCACTGCGCGCCGCCGCTCCTCAGACGGAAGACGGACGGTCTGCCGCTTGTTCCAGGCGCAGGTCGCGCGCTTGAAGCGCGGCCGGTCTTTGTGCCGGTTGCGGAAGATGGAAGCGATCATGCCCTTCAGCGTTTCCGGTGTCGCAGTTTCGCGCCAGTCGAGGCAGCGCATCCACTCGCACACCTGGTTATGCGCCTGTTCTTTGAGTTGTTGGTATCGGCTCATGGCGCTGGCGTGATGCGTTGCAGTTGCTCGGCGCAGTCGGTCAGGTGGTCGGCCTTCAGGCGCATGCCACGGGAGGATTCGTGCATGCCGTTCTTGCGCCGGATCTCCGCGTCCGCGCGGAGCTGCGCGGCCTCCTGGAGCCATTGGTTGATGAGTTGCTGCGGGGTCATGGCGGTGTTGGGTTGTGGGTTGGGGTTCAGGCGGCCAGGCCGTGCCGTTCGAGCTTCTCGCGCACAGCGGCGCGGAAGAACTTGCTTCGGTCGGTGTCGAGCATCTCGACCGCTTGATTGACGAGTTCCGACATTGCGGTCGGGACATAGGCTCCAAGGAGATGAGCATTGCTCTTTTTCACTGCGCCGCGTGGGCGCTTGGTTTTAGCGCGGGTTTTCATCAGGTGTTAAAACGATATTAACTGAGTTAAACACCCGCGCAACGGGAATTTGCATTTGGATAAATCTGTTTAACCTTTTGCCATGCCCAGCTCCCCCCGAGAAGGCCAAGAATTCGTTGGCTTCAAACTTGATAACAAACTGCTCTCCCTCATCGACAAGGCGCGGGGGTTTGCTGACCGCTCGTTATGGTTTCGTCAGGCCATCGCGGAGAAGCTCAAAGGAATGGGCATGAATGTCACCGATGACATGATATTTCCGCCTCCGCGTGCTGGTTCGCATCGACACGCTGTGGTGATGGAGGCCGCAACAAAGCCCGCTGCCGAGCAGCGGCGCGAAGTGAAATACGAGAAACCCAAACGCACACGCAAGCCATGATCCTCGCCGTCGCCAGTCTTGGGGCCACCGTGTTCGCCACCGTGATCGTGGCGCTCATCATCGCCTGGAGCCTGGTCGCGCTGATCAATCATCTGCGCCTGACTCCGGAGGAAAAGGCGGAGATGGCGCGCAAGCGGGAGGCGCGCCTCGCTGAGGAGCGGGAGTGGTTCGCCGAGAACCGTGAACGTCAGAAGCAAATCGAACGGGAGCGGATAGAGGCTGAAGAGAAACGGCTCGCCTCACAGCCGCCGCCAGTGCCGACGCCTGGCCTGGTGATCGCCGGACGGGTGCTGCTCGTGATTGGCGGAGGCATCACCTTCGTTGCTCTGGCCCTGTATGACACAGGCGTCGCGGCCGGATCGCAGCAGGTGCACAATCTCGGGCTCATGCTCAACCGTCTGCTCGCCGCGCTGTGCGGCCTCGGCCTCGCCTTCACGGGCGCGCTGTGTCTCATCGCGGAGCAGTTGCGCGCGGCGCTCAAGGCGCACTGACTGACAAAAAGCCGCCCGGTGGGGGGCGGCTTTTGACGCCCCGCCGTTCAGTCAACCTCGCCATGTTTCTCGACATGGCGGCGAGCTTTAAGAAGCCACGTGCGGGCCGCCTTGATCTTCTCGGGGTGGGGTATGCGTGGGCCATCCGGTCGCTCATAGGTGCCGAGCATGGCCCTCACGGTGCTCTCGCTCTCCGGCATGCCCATGGCGGCGCAGAGGCTTTTAAAGCCGCGCCGCCCGTCAAGCGGGGAAATGATTTTTTTACCGCACTGACTCACTGACTCACTGACGCACTGACGCACTGACGCACTGACGCGCTGACTCACTGACTCACTGACTCACTGAAACGCCTCCCACCGGCGCTTGCGGCCAGGTGCGCGCACGCAAACCACGCGGAAGCTGGGGCCGCTACCCGCGCATGCTCTTGGTTGGTGCATGAGGCTCGGTGTGGCGGTCTCCCGTTGTCTTGCATGGTCGGCGGGAGGCCGCCCATCCGCGCGGCGGGTAGATGACACCCTCATCTCATCCCACCCGCCGCCGCTCATGAACTCGTTCATCGCCCTCCTCATTCGTCAGGCCCTCGCGGCCTTCGCTGGCACCCTGGCCGCCCAGGGCATCACGGTCAACGCGGACTCCACCGCCTCACTCCTCACCGCGCTGATCATCTTCGCCGTCTCCGCGCTGTGGAGCTGGATCGTCAAGCTCAAGTGGAGCACGGACAGCCGCACGCTCGATGTCATTGACGACAGCACCGCCGGGATGCTGCGCAAAGCCCTCGGCTCCCTCGTGTCTCAAGGCGTGGCGGCCTTCTCCGGCTACCTCGCCACACAAGGCCACGTGGTCAATGTGGAGGACCCGGTCGCGCTTTCCCTCTTTGGCGCGAATGTCGCCGCCTCCAAGCTTGGCCTGCACCAAAAGCTCGCCTTCACCGGCGCTCAAGACGCGCTCAAGACGTTCGCCGTTCTCGGTTCGCTGTTCGCGGTTTGCTCCTGCACGACTCCGCAGCGCCAGCTCGTCGTCTCGCTCACGGACATCGGCCTCGCCCTCGCTCAATCGCGTGGCGTCATCCAGGAGGGTGACAAGGTGCTCATCGGCAAGAGCGTGGCTCTCATCCTGGATGACGAGGCCACCACGCGCGACAAGGTCGTGCGTCTTACGGATCTCGGCGTGCAGGCCGCCGTGGATCGCGGCACGCTCCAGGAGGGCGATGCCCTGCTCATCCGTCAGGCCACCGCCGTGATCGAACGCGCCCTGCCGCAAACCAGCGCCAAGCAACCCAATCAGATTCTCCCACAGATTCAGGGAGGCCCGCAGATTGCTTCAGAGGTTGGGAACTGAGAACTGAGAACTGCGAACTGAGAACTGACTCACCGCCATGGAATCCTCTCTCATCCTCTACGCCAGCCACACGAAGCTGAGCCCGCATCACCAGCCCGTCATCACCACGGCAGGCACCATCTACATTCGCGCTTATGAGCGCATCGGTGAAAGCGTCAGTCTTGCCCTTGATCACGCCGACCCTGATCCCGGCGAGATCGTGCTTAATAGCATCCCCTCTCCCCGCAAGGACTGAGCCTTCCCCATTCTGCTGTCACCCATTCTGCTGTCATCCCCGCACGCCATGCCAAACGTCACCGCCTCCTCCTTCGCCGATCCCGCCGACGTGCGCCGCTTCCATGCCGCGAAGCAGGCGGGCAAGTCGGACAAGGAAGCCTTCGCCGTGGGTGACAACGGCATCGGCTGCTTCGGCCACTTCACCGCGCAGCTCACCGAGCCCATGTGCGCCCTTCCGCCCGATGACATGATCGCGAAGTTTGGCAGCGTGAAGGCCGCCAAGGGGGCTCGCGTCCTGGTGGAGAGCCGCGACAACGGCCGTCACGTGGTCTGCCTCCTCGCTGACCGCATGCCCTGGAAAAAGAACATCAAGAACGGCTGCGGCATCGACCTCAACCCCGCCGCCAGCAAAGCCCTCAAGCTCAAGCCGCCCGTGAAACACCCCGTCAAATGGACCTGGCTCACAATTAACTAAGCACTGAGCACTGAGCACTGAGAACTGAGAAACGCGAACAGAGAACTGCCATGACCGCCCCGCACCTCATCACCCTCATCCTGGGCACCGCAGGATTGATCCTGATGCTCATCCAGACCGCCCGCGCCGCCTACTGGCGCGGCGCTCACGAGGAGCAGCGCCTCCGTTGCCAGCACCTCTGTGAACAAATCGACGAGACACGCAAGCAGCGCGACGCCGCCCGCACGGACGCGGCAGATGGTCTGCTCTACACCCGGGAAATCTGTGAGCGCCTCATGCTCGCCGCTCACGCACCCGAGGCTTACGATGAAATCATCAATGCCAACCAGCTCCTGCGCAGCCTGCATGCCGTCGTGAAACGGGAAGGCAGCGACACCAACTGGGAGCCGTTGCAAGACCGCATTGAGGAGCGCCTCAACGCCCAGCATCGCATGCTCCACAACACGGACTCCTACAGCCCCACTGACCACTGATCACCGACTCACTGACCCACTGCCTCCTCCGCTCCCCATGCTCCTTGCCAACATCGACTCCGTCCCCGCCGAGCTGATCAAGCACGTGATCACGCTCGCGCTCGCTTTCGGCGGGTTCTGGTTCGCTCACAAACGCAGCCAGCAAGGCAGCAAAGACCAGCCCGTCAACATCGCGCAGCCTCTCACCGTCGCCAAGCACGACGACACCGCACGCCGCAGCGAGGTGGCGAAGATTGAGGCCTCGCTCAAAACCTTCGGCGAGCGAGTGGACTCGCTCGCGGAGCAGATGAATGCTCAATTCACCGCCATGACCAAGGCGGGCCAGGACCGCGCCGCGGCGATCACGCAGAGCATCGACGAGGAGGTTGGCACCCTCAGCAACAAGCTCAGCACCCTCGCCTCCGTCCTGCACGAGAAGATCAACGCCGCCATCGTGGACAATGCCAAGCAGGGCTCGGACATCGGCCACCTGCAAAGCGATACCTTCCGCCACACCCAGGAGATCGCCGCCATCCGCCAGGCCATCGCCGACCTCATCCGCAACGGATCATCCAAGAAGCACTGACTACCATGCGCCCCGCCCTCATCCTCGCCACGCTCCAACAACTGCACGCCATCCACCCAAACGGCATGCGTGCCGCCGATCTCACCACCGGCATCCGCCTCATGGGCTTCCCCAAGGAAACGCCGGACACCCTCACCAGCCTCCTGCATGACATGGAGCAGGTCGGCCTCGTCATCAGCAAACCTGAAAGCCTCGACGCCAGCGTGATCCTGTGGACCCGCACCGAGGCCGGTCGTGTCGAACTCGTGAAGCACGGCCACGCATGACCCCAAGTGCTCAGTGCTGAGTGCTCAGTTCTTCATTCGACTGCCTTCATTCTACTGCCTTCATCATGGCCTCCTCCAAAACCAAAATCGCCCAGGAACTCACCCCGGAGGAACTCGAAGCCTTCTGCGCGAAATTGCGCGACGTTCCCCACGGTGAGATGGCCGCGCGGATCATCGAGCTGGCGAAGGCTGAGGGCATCCACGTCGGCAAAACCGCCGCCTACGAATTCCGCAACAAGGAAGCCCTGCCCTGGCTGCGCCGTCTTCAACTCCGCAAAGAAAAGGCCCGCCTGGTCGCGGAAGTGGGTGATGACGATTCCGGCCGCACCCTCGCTGATGCCGCCGCCGCCGAGATGGGCCAGATCGCCTTCGACATGGTCAGCGAACTCGACGGCCAGATCGACATCACCACCGAGGAAGGCCGCGCCATCTTCAACGAGATCACCAAAGGCATCCACCGCCTGCGCACCGGCGACCGGGCGATGATCGAGCAGCTCACCAAGCAGGTCAAAGAACTCAAGGCCCGCGAGGAAGAAGCCAAGGAAACCCTCAACCAGAAAGGCCTCAGCGATGAGGATCGCGCCGTCGCCATGCGGCGCATGTTTGGCGTATGAAGCTAGCCATCACCCCCATTGATCCCGAGAAGTGGCGGGCGTTTTGCGACGAAGACCCCGTCCTCGCCATGGGGTTTGTTGTCGTGCTCAGCATTGTCACCGTCATCTGTCTATTCCAAGCCCGATGAAACAAACCACCACCCAGCGTGATGCCATGGAGCGGCTCCGGGGAAACCCGGAGCCGACGATCACGCAGGCACGGCAGGAAAGCGCCGCGATGCGGGAGGCCTCCGCGCAGTGGAAGAGGCTGCAGAAGGACATTCAGGCCGCGCTGATGGAGGTGAATCCCGTGCTCGCCATGGAAGTGGCCGCGCTCGAAAAGATGTATGATGAGGCCGTCGCGAGCGGATGGACGCCCGGCGTGAACCTCAGCGGGTGGAAGAACCCTTACCCGCTGCATGATCCGCGCTCGATGCTGAAGCAGTATCAGTTCACCAGCTTCCACGACACCAGCCCAAACATCTGCGACATCGCCTCCCGCCAGACCGGCAAAGGCTTTGTGGCCGGTGGTGTCACGGCCACGGGCGCGTTCTCGGGCAATGGAGACTGGACCATCGTCTCGCCTTCCGAGCGTCAATCCCTGCTCACGCTCGACAAGGCCAAGGATTGGGTGCGTGCCTACGGCCTCATGATCGAGGATGAGACCACGCAGCGGGATGGTGGCGATGCCCAGAGCCTCATCACCTCCAAGCTCGTCACGCTCAGCAATGGCCGGAAGATTCGCGGCTGCCCTGGTCTGCCCCGCACGCTGCGCGGCGACACCGCGAACCTGTACATCGATGAAGGCGATTGGATCGAGAAGGCATCCGAGTTCATGCGCGCGGTGATCGGCATCGTGGCGAATGAGGAGGCCGGGAAGAAACAGCTCCGCTTCATCACCACGCCGGGCGGCAAGAACGCGCCGTCCTACAAATACGTTCACGATCCCAAAACGCCGGAGGACATCAAGCAAGGCCTCGCCTGGTCGCATCGCGTGATCAACATCTATCAGGCCGTCTTGATGGGCTTGAAGCAGAACCCGGCCCGTCTCAAGAAGCTCTATGGCGATGACCTCGAAGGCTGGATGCAGGAAATGCTCTGCGTGTGGCTGGATGCGGCGAGCGTGCTGCTGCCTTATGAATTGATCCAAGGCTGCGAGAGCATCGAAGCCAGCGAGCACGACACGCCCGAGCGGCTCAAGCTCTCCCCGCTGCGCAAGGTGGCCGGCATCGACTTTGGCCGCGTGAGCGATCCCACGGTGATGACCACCGCGCTGCGCGGCCTGGGCATGAGCATCGTGCGCAATGTCACGAAGCTCAAAGGCATGAGCACCCCGGACCAGATCGAGACGCTCGCCCCCTACATCGACCTGTGCGACATCGTCGCCATCGACAACACCGGACCCGGTGTGGGCTTCTGCGATCTCGCCGTGGCCCGCTGGGGCGAGTGGAATCCTGAGAGGCATCTCTTTGGCAAGATCAAGCCCTGCACCTTCACCCTGCCCTTCAAGCGCCTCATCTTCCCCACCCTGCGCACGGCTTTCGAGAAACGCACCATCCGCATCCCCATCTCCACCTGGCTGCGTGAGGATCTGCACGCCGTGAACCAGGTCATCACCGGCGGCCAATACAATTACAAAGCCCCCCGCTCCGATGAAGGCCACAGTGACGGCTGCACCGCCCTCGCCCTCATGGAGCACGCCGCCGCCGAGCACACCGGCCCCGGCCTCGAAATGATCCTCATCTGACGCACTGACTCACTAAACACTGACCACTGACTCACTGACTCACTGCCCCACTGACGCACTGACCCACTGGAATCCCGCCCTCCGCCCCCCGCCTCCGCCCTCCTGACCCCCAAAACCCGCCGCATGCCTCTTAAATCCGCTCGCAAGCCTCTTAAATCGCCTCCGGCCGCCACGCCGCAGGCCGGTTTTCCGGCCTGGGGCCGCGCCGTGGTCTCCCGCCCCCTGGCACGCCAGCCCCAAACCACCCCGCCAACCTACCGCCTGCCATGACCTTTGCCTCCCTCATCTCGCATCTCTCGTCCCTGTTCGCAAAGCGCGGCTGGCAACAGGCCTGGGCGCGGGGGGATGACCTCGGCATCGGCAGTCATGGCAGCGTCAGGCTCGCCAAGGCCGCGCAGCAATCCGCCTGGGTCTTCCGCTGCCTCCAGCTCATCGCCGGTCCCATCCGCAGCGTGCCCCTGGAATGGTTCGCACCCCATGATGACCAGGCCGAGATCAAGGACGCCGACCTGCTCGCCTTCTGGCGTCGCCCCGCCATCACCGCGGGCGGTGTGCGCCTGAGCTGTGGCGACTTCTTCGAGCTGTCCTCCCATCACATCGGCCTCACCGGCCAGGCCTTCTGGATTCTCGATGACACCTGGCTCGAACGCCGGGCCAGACAGAAGAACCCCATCCTCCTTGCCCGCGCCGAACGCATGACGGCCATTCAAAACGGTGATGTCCTCCTCGGCTGGCGATTCCTCGACGGCGCGGGCAAGAGTTTTTCCCTGCTGCCGCAGCAGGTCATCCGCCCGCGCTTCCTTTCACCTTATGACGATGCCGCCGGGCTCGCCCCGCTCGATGCGGCCTGGATCGCCGCCAGCGCCGATCACGCCGCCGGGCTGTTCGCGCGCAACGTGGCGGAGAGCAATGGCGACCAGGGCGTCTATGTGGTCAGCAAGTCCGGCACTCTCTCCGATGAGCAGCGCGCGCAGATCGTAGCCTCGCTGAGGCAAAAGGCCGCGCTCGCGAAGCGGGGCGACTTCCGCGCCGCCTTCCTCACCGCCGATGTCGCGATTGAAGATCCCAAGATCAAGAGCGTGGACGCCGCCTTTCTTGAAGGCCGTCATTTCAGCCGCGATGAAATCGCCGCCGCCTTCGGCGTGCCGCCCTCGATGCTGCAAAAGATGGAGAGCTACAGCATCGGCGCGGCCTCGGACCGCTACCGCCTCATTGACGAGACCTGCATGCCCATGGGGGCTCGCTTTGAGGAGGCCGTCGCGGAAGTGGAGCGCCTCCGCACCGGCGCGGATCTCATCCCCCGCTTCAAGTGGGCTCAGCATCCCGTCCTCTCCGAGGTGCGCAACGAAAAACTCAAAGCGGCCACCGCCGTCTGGAAATGCGGCGTCCCCTGGTCCGTGCTCAATGACACCATGGACCTCGGACTCGATGACTTCGCCGGCTCCAATCAAGCCTGGCTGCCCATGAGCCTGGAGCCCGTCCCCAGTGATGCGGGAACTCCTGCCCGCAATGACTCCACCACCAACACCACCACTGACGCCGACACCACGCCAACCACCGATCTCGCCAAAACGCTCACCCACCAGCGCACCGCCCTGAGCGATCTGCAAACCCTCCTCGCCACCGCGCAACAAGACACCAACCGCGAACCGCAAACCGCCAACAGCGAACCGCGAACAGAAAACAGCGAACGCCAAAAACTCTGGCACAAGCACCTCCGCGCCCGCAGCGCCTCGGAGAAGCTGTTCAAGGCCAAGTTCAACAAGGTGGTCATGGCCGCGCGTCGCGAGACGCTGGCGAAGATCGAGGCCAGCGACAAACACCTCTCCGGCGTCCGCGAGCGCGGCGTCCTCGATCTCATCTTTGACCTCGCGCAGTTCACGCTCTCGATGCAGAGCGAGATGACCAAGGCGCACCGTGCCGCCATCGACGAGGCCACCTCGCAGTTCCTGCTCGAAATCGCCCGCCCCGATGATCCCTGGCGGATGGAAGCCTCCCAGGTGCTCAACTTTCTCAACACCCGCGAAAACTTCATGCGCGATGCCGCCCGCGAGGTCTTCAATCAGATTCAAGCGACGCTTCAGGAGGGCTTGAGCGCCGGTGAAACCACCGCCGAGCTGGCGGCTCGTGTGCGCGAGGCCTTCAACGGCATTTCCAACGAACGCGCCGTGATGATCGCCGCCACCGAGACCGGCGCGGCCTACGGCCAGACCCGCCACGCCGCCATCCAGGATCTCGACGTGCCCTACAAGCAATGGCTCAGCGCCCAGGATGGCAACGTGCGCGACACGCACATGCGCATCGACGGCACCATCCTGCCCGCCGATGAGCCCTTCCGCGTCCCCACCAAGGACGGTGGCGAGGATCTCATGATGCACCCCTGCGACAGCGCAGGCTCCCCCGGCAATGTGATCCATTGCCGTTGTGTCGAGATCCCGATGATGGACGAGGGGGGATAGTTCACAGTTCCCTGCCCGCATCGCTACGTGAGGCGTTGCAGGCGGGTCAGTTCTCAGTTCTCAGTTCGAACAAGGGCGCTCATCAGCCGAGCTTTAGCGAGGTCTGATGCAGCGGTAGTTCGACGCGGAGCACACTGACGCACTGATCACTGATCACTGACTCACTGATCACTGACTCACTGATCACTGACGCACTGACGCACTGACGCACTGACGCACTGACGCACTGATCACTGATCACTGATCACGCCTCCCACCGGCGCTTGCGGCCACGTGCGCGGCTCCATCGGCATGCGATCACTGGCGCATGCCCGACCGTCTCGTCCGCACCCTCACGCCTGAAGTCAAAGTGCTCTCCGCCACGGACGGCTCCGTCGAATACGTCGCCTCGGACGCCTCGCTCGATTGCTACCGCGAGATCCTCGTGCCTCAAGGTGTCGATTTCTCGCGCTTCGTTAAAAACGCCCCCTTTGTCGATTCGCATGATTACTCCTGCATTGATCGACTGCTTGGCAGTGTCGAATCATTCGAGGTCCGCAATGCGGCAGGAGGGCCAGGCTCCGGCCTTGCCGTGGTTGAGCGCGTCCGCTGGGCGCTCGGCATCAACCCGCTTGCCGATCTCGGCTTCAAGCTCACCGAGTCCGGCCACCTGAAGGCCGTCAGCGTCGGCTTCCTGCCAGTGAAAATGATCTGGCGTGATGAGCCGGAATTCGTCGAGGCGGTGAAGGAGCTGAAGCTCTCAGCCGACACCGCCGCGCAATGCCGCTGCATCCATCGCACCTGGCAGCAGATCGAGCTGAGTGCGTGCATCATCGGCGCGAACCCCAACGCGCTCGCCAAGGCCTTCTCCGAACGCGCCTTGAGCGAGGCCGATCTCGCCAGCATCGGCTTCCATGGCGAGGCCGAGTTTGAGTTCCTGCAGCTCTGTGCCGAGTCCTACGACGGCGCGGATCAAATCCTGCGCGGCATGATGCAGCTCGAACTCCACCGCATCTACCGCATCTGCCGCGCCAAAAACCTCTCCCCCACGCAACGCAGCAAACAGCCCTCTCATCATGCGCCTGGCGGCGATGAGAAGGCACGGCGCCAGGCTGACGAGCAAAGGGAGAAATCGCTCCACGAGCTGCTCACCGCCCTCAAGGCCGTCCCGCTCGTCACGCAACCTCGCTGACCACCAACCACTGATCACTGCTCACTAGCCACTCCACCCACTTCAAAATCATCATCATCATGAAATTCCTTTTTCTCTCGTCCTCCCTCCTCCACTCCGACCCCGAATCCAACGGCGGCGGCGGGGCCATCCTCAAACAGATCGGCGACAAGGTCGGCGACATCGCCAAGACCAACGAAACGCTTCTGAAGAACTACGACCAGCTCTCCAAGGACACCAAGTCCGCCATGGAGGAGTTCACCAAAGCCAAGAACCGCCTCGACAGCATCGAGGACATCACCCGCAGCCTTCAGAAGCTCAACATGCAGCTCAGTCATGAGCGCCGCATGGCCTTTGGTGATCCCGTGCAGCGCATCGCCGCCGACCCCGAGAAGCGCACGTTGCTCGTCGCCATGATCGCCCGCTCGCTCGGTGGCGAGGTGCTCGACGCCTGCGGCAAGCGCGTGAAGGAAGTGGCGAAGCAGCTCTCGCTCGTCGATGGCATTGCCCAGCGTGACCTCGACAGCGCCAACACGCCCGGCTCCACCTTCCTCGACACCAACCAGGTCGAGACCGATCTTTACGACGTGCTTGCGTCCTTCGGTGCCTACCGCACCCTCGACGTGCGCCGCGTGAGCGCCAAGGCCACGGAAATCCGCCTGCGCACCGCCCGTGCCGCGATGACCTTCATCGACGAGGCTGCGCAAATCGGCGCGGACAGCACCAAGGCAGGCAGCCGTGTGACCGTCACACCAAAGAAGATCGCCGGTCTCATCAACGTGAGCCGTGAGCTGCTCGATGATGATGCCGTGGGTGCCGTCAATGAACTGCTCGCCGAGTTCGGCGAAAGCGCGGCTTACCGACTCGATTGGGCGGCCTTCTCCGCCGATGGCGGATCGGACAGCACGGACGGCGGCTTCACCGGCATGCTCGGTGGTGGCGGCACGGATGTGACCGCAGCCAGCGGCAACACCACCGTGGCCACCACGGACTTCGAAGACTGGGTGGCTGTCGTGGCGAACAGCCCGGCAGGCATCCTCTCCCGCCCCTGCCGCTGGTGGATGCACCCCACGATCCTCGTGAAGGCGCTTTACATCAAGGACAGCAACGGCCGCCCGATCTTCAACACCGCCATCGAAGCCCCTTCGAGCGGCAGCATCGGCAGCATCCTCGGCTTCCCCACCACGATGGTCCCCGCCGCGCCATCCACGGACAGCGCCGGTGCCCGCGTGGCCGCCTTTGGCGATCCCTTCGGTGTGGGCGTCCGCATCCGCCGCGACATGGCCTTCGACCGCAGCGAGCACTTCGCCTTCGACACGGATGAGATCAGCTTCCGCGCCACGATGCGTGCCGCCATCAAGGTGAAGATCGCCACGTCGATCCAGGTCCTCAAGACCGCCGCCTCGTAATCATCGCCTGGCTGACGCCAGATCAACCTCTTCAGGGGCGCGGGCCGCGCTCGCGCCCCTGATCTTTGATCCCTCATCCTTATCCCTCATCCCTCATCATCATGGCCAAGAAAGCATCACAGAAACCCACCGGCGACAGCTCGCCCGTCGTGACCGTTCGCGTCCTCTGCAACTCACTCGGCGAGGGCGGCTTCACTTATTCGAAAGGCGACGAATTCGAAACCACCGAAGCCCGCGCCGCCGCCCTCGGCGACAGCGTTGAACTCGTCAAATCCTGACCGCCTTTGGCGCGGCGGGTGTCCAGACGCCGCAAGGCCCTGGGCGGTCGTGTTGGGTCCGTTCATAGCGCCCGCCGCGCCATTCCTTTTTCTCAGTGCTCAGTTCCCAGTTTTCAGTTCTCAGTTCTGACCACTGACCACTGACCACTGACCACTGACCACTGACTCACTGACGCACTGCCCACCCTCCGCTCCGCATGAACGCCGGTCTCTCCAACCTCGCCACGCTCAAGACGCAGATCATGCCGCCTGCGATGCGCAGCCGCACGGACTTCGACGACCAGCTCGTGACCCTCGGCCTCGGCGTGGCGCTGCTCATCAACGGCTTTTGCAACCGCCTCCTCACCCGTGTGGAGGATGACACCTTCCGCATCAGCGCGAACAACCTGACGATCTCGCTGCCACGCTATCCGCTGGAGGAGGTGACCAGCGTCACGCTTTCCAGCGACGGCACCTCCACCGCGATCACCACCGACATCGTGCGCACCGATCTCGCCGCCGGTCTCATCCACTTCGACAGCGTCCCGGGCGCTCAGCACGATGAGCTGATCATCGTCTATTCCGGCGGCTACTGGTTTGATTCCACGGAGGACGAAAGCGGCACCCTCCCCACCGGAGCCACAGCCCTGCCCGCCGATCTGCAAACCGCCTTCTTCCTGCAAATGCGCCACGAAGTCGAACAGCACCGCCTCTTCGGTCTCGGCGCTGCCGACGACGGCAAAAGCAAGTCCTCAAACGCCCCTCAAGGCCTGCTCGAAACCGTCAAACAAATCCTCCTTCCCCACCGCCGCTTCGTGTGATCCACGCGGAACCGCGAACTGCCAACTGCGAACCGCGAACTGCCAACTGCAAACTGAGAACTGAGAACTGAGAACTGAGAACCGAGAACTCCCACCTCCATGCTCTCCACCACCATCGCCGTCTCGCCCGATCTCAGCGCCGCGCTTGAGGCCCTCAAGCCTGCCGCGCTGAAGCGCGCGGTCGCACGTGGCATGAAGCGCGGCACCCTGCTCATCGCCGGAGCGGTGCAGACGGAGCGCCTTACCGGCAAGGGGCCGTTCCCTGTCGCGCAGCAGCGCCTCGGCGTGCGCAGCGGCCGCCTCCGCCGCAGCGTGCGCGGCACCGCCCCGCAGATCCAGGGCGACACAGTCACCACCAGCATCGGCAGCAACGTCAAATACGCCGCCGCGCACGAGTTCGGTTTCAAAGGCACGGTCACCGTCAAGGCCCACGAAGTCACCATAAAAAAACTCTTCGGCCGCAAGCTCAAGACCCCGCTGCGCTTCTCCCGCCTCGCCCATCAGCGCAACGTCACCATCCCCGAACGCCGCCCCTTCCGCACCGGCATCGAAGCCAGCCTCAACCTCATCGAAGACGAGATCACCCGCGAGGTGATCAAGCTCAGCGCGGAGTGATCAGTTCACAGTTTTCAGTTCTCAGTTTCAACCATCCCACTGACCACTAACCACTGACCACTGACTCGCCGCCCTCCGCCCTTCGCCCTCCGCCCTCCGCCCTTCGCCCTTCGCCCTCCGCTCAAGATGAACACCGCCCAGCGCCGCCAGCAAGACCTCTACGACCGCATCACCGCGCATGCGTTCTTCGACACCGTCTTCGTGGCCCGCGAGTTCGCGGATGAAAACGCGGGCGATGCCCTGCTTGATGACCAGGTCAAAGCCAGCCTGCAAGGCCAGCTCCTGCGCGGAAACAAATGCGGCCTCGCCATTGCCATCGGCAGCGCCAAAGGCAAACCCACCAATCGCAACGGCTCCACCCTGCTGGAGGATCTCACCTTCCTGATTCAGATCGTCGAGCACAAGGGCAACAACATGTCCGCCACCATCGGCACGCTGATTCACTGTGACGACGCTTTCGAGGAGCTGCGGGTGTTGATCGACAACTGGAGCCCCAACGGCCACAGCGCCTTCCAGGTGCGCGAATGGGAGGAGGACGATTATGGCGACCCCGCCCTGCGTGGCTGGGTCGTCGAGGTGCTCATCACCAACCAGGCCCCGCGCCAGCTCGTCAAGGTGGCACGGCCAGTCATCACTGATGGCGAGACCACACTCACCATGACCTGCGCCACCTCCGGAGCCTCCATCTACTGGACCCGCGACGGCACCCTCCCCACGCCGACGAACGGCTCGCTCTATACCGCGCCCGTCGATGACACCTCCACCGATCTCATCCTCGCCATCGCCTATAAATCCGGCCAGCCCGCCAGCGACTGCGCCCGCCTCCAGCTTGCCTGAGATGCGAACCGCGAACTGCGAACTGCAAACTGCGAACTGAAAACAACATCATGAGTTCCACCATCAAATCCCAGCTCAGCGCCATCAAGGCCAAGCTCGACCTTCTCTTCGCCAACGCCAACGCCACCGAGCGCCCCGAAGTCATCAAGGATCTGCGCGACTACCTGTCCCGCACAAACTCCACCAGCCGAGCCCCGGCCTACGACAAACACACCAACGCCGCCTCCGGCATCTGACGCCAGTGCTCAGTTCTCAGTTCTCAGTTCAAACTGACCACTGATCTCTGACCACTGACCACTGACCACTGATATCTGACCACTGATATCTGACCACTGACTCACTGACTCTCCGCCCTCCGCCCCCTCACCCCTAGCCCCCTCCCACCATGTCCCTCGAAGTCATCCGCGAACCCGCCCTCCTCATCCAAGACCCCAGCGGCACGCCGCTTTATTTCCACTTCAAGGAAGGCTGCACGCTCAATGTCGTGCAGCAGCGCTTTGATGTCATGCACAACGGCGCCAACCTCGGCGCTCGCAACCAGTCGCAGCTCTTCGAGATCACCGGCCGCCCGGTGGGTGAGTGGGAAAATCTCTCCACGCTCTTCCCTCACATGTCCGCCAACATCGGCACGCGCTTGATTGGAGACAGCGATGTCGCCTGGCGTCTCATCACCGCCAGCGGCCGTCAGTGGACTTTTGATCGCGGCGCGATCACGAAACGCCCCGGCCTCATGGCGAAGGTCGGCGACACGTTGCTCGGTGAGATGACCGTGAGCTGCGTTTACTCCACCACCAATTCGCGCTGGCATCAATACGCCGCCGATGGCACGCACCCCGGCTTCGCCAGCCTCTCACCGAGCAACATCCTCACGCTCGCGCCCGCCGTCGCCTGGGGCTCCTCGCCGCATGACGAGCTGTATCCCACCGAGGGCGTGGAGGTCGCTTTTGATTGGGAGCTGACGCCGGTCATCTACAACGGCCAGATTATCGACTGGACCATCAGCGGTCAAACGATGACCGCGAATCTCGTCCCGCAGCACAACGCCACGTTTGCGCAGATGCTCACCAAGATGGGCGGCGATCTCGCCATGGGTGCGATCATTCCCACCGCGAACCTCGTGATCAGCTACAGCGGATTTTACGCCATGCTCTACGCCGCCGAGCTGCAACCCATGCAGTTCCAGTTCAAACACTCCGAGAACTTCTTCTCCGGCATCCAGGGCATCGCCCGCCAGACCTACGCCACCGGCTCCGCCGTCGCCCTCGGCTACGTCGGCACCTCCGCCCCGTCTTAACAGCAACCGCGAACCGCGAACTGAGAACCGCGAACAGCGAACAGCGAACAGCGAACAGTGAACCGCGAACCATGAAACGCATCACCACCAACACCCAGGCCAGACAACGCGTGGCTCAACTCCTCGCCGACAACACCGCCGCCCGCGAGACTCTGGAACGCGTCTGCAACAACCCGGACCGCTGGGCGCGTCTCAATGCGCAGGCCGCCACGCAAGGTCTCAGCGCCCTCGAATTCGACAGCCTCTGCGGCAAGATGCTCCGCACCCGCCGCGAGTGGACCCATCTGCCCACGCCCGCCGCGCGCGAGATCGCCGCCTTCCACGGCCTCCTCATCACCCTCGGCTCCGCTCCCTCAAGCGCCGATGAAGACGCGCTCAAGCACGCCTCCGGCGCAAGCATCCAGCATCCAGCATCCAGCGTCTAGCATCCAGCGTCTAGCATCCAGCATCCAGCATCCAGCATCCAGCATCCAGCATCCAGCATCCAGCATCCAGCATCCAGCCCCGCCCATGTCCGGCAACGCCATCGAGATCTACCTCAGAACCATCGCCACCGGCGACGGGGCGAAGCGTGTCGCGGCGGATCTCGCACAAATCAACGCCGCTGCCGACAAGGCGGCCGCATCTCAAGGCCGCGTGGCGGGCGGCTCCCGCAACAGCGCCGCCGCGTTGCTGGAGATGTCCCGCGCTCTGGAGGACGCGCAATACGGCATCCGCGGCGTCCTCAACAACATCCCCTCCCTCGTTCAAGCGCTCGGCATGGGCGCAGGTCTCGCTGGCGGCATCAGCATCGCAGCCGTCGCGGCCACCACGCTGCTGCCGAAGCTGTCCGAATGGCTTGGCCTGAGCGAGGCGCTGGATGACGCCCTCGGCGGCACCGCGCAGCGCCTGCGTGACAATGCTGACAAGGCAGGCAACGATTACGCCAAGGCCCTCGGCCTCGCCACGCAGCAGAGCGACTTGTTCGCCGCGCAGCTCAAGCAGGAGGACGCGGCCTTGCAGCAGACCAATGACTCGCTCGATCGCCAAACGAAGCTGCTCGATGCCCGCAGCCGCATCCAGCTCATGCAGGAGGACGCCGCGCTGGCCTCCAGCATTGAGGACATCAAGGCGCGCGGCATGGCTCCGCAGCAGGAGGCCGCCGCCATCGCCGCAGCGAAGCAGCAAAGCGCCTTGCGCAAAGCCACGCAGGAGGAGGCTGCGCGCCGCGGCACCATGCAGCTCGCGGAGGCTCAGCTCGCGCAGTCCGGCATTGCCCTCGGTGAGAGCGCCATGCGTCGCGATGCGCTGCGGCAGCAGCAGATCGATGCGGCGGCCTACGCCTCCGCCGTCAATCTGGCCGCTGAGGCGCGGGCTAAACTGAACGAGAAAGAAAACGAGGCGCTGCGCATCGCCGCCGAGTTTGGCGACAACGCCGCCGCGCCCTTTGTGGAGGAAGCGCAGCGGTTGCGCAGGGTGGTGGACATGCAGCAGGGGCGCGCGGATGCGCTCCTCAACCAATACGGCACCACGCCTCAATTCAGCGCGCAAGACGCAAAAAATCTCGTAACGGCTCAAGTCCAGGTCGAAAGCCGCTCCAACCTCTTTCAAGGCGCGCAAACCAACCTCTCGACTTTGCGTGGGGATCAGCAGATCGCCCGCGAGACCTCGGCCGCGCAGCTCGGCATCCAGCAGCAGCAGCTCATGCGCGAAGCGCAGCGCTCCCCGCTTTCCGCTCCCGGCGTCCTCGGCGCTCCCGCGCCTCTCCCAAGCGCGGCCGGCGGATCAACCGCCCCCGCCGTCCTCGGCGCTCCCGCCCCGCTCCCCAACGCCGCGCCCCTGGTGCAGAGCAACAACCAGCTCAACGAAACCGTCGTCTCCCTCTTCACCGACCTCGCCAAAAGCAACGAGCAAACCCTCCGCGAACTCACGAAGCTCAAGGAACAAGTCAAAGCCTCCCGCAGTCCTTAGCTCACTGACTCACTGACTCACTGACCACTGACCACTGACCACTGACCTCAGATGCTCGTCACCCTCACCTCCGGCTCCACCACCTTCGACATCGCCAACGGCGCTTCCGCGACGCTGGACGTCGTCAGTGACGACACCTGGGAGCTGACGCAGCAGACGCAGACCACGCAGCGCGCCCGCGCTGACTGGCTCGCCGCATTCCCGGACCGTGCCAGCCGCAGCATCCCGCTGTCCTATCGCGTCATCATGGCTCCCTGTGCCTCACTGGCCGCAGCGTTTGAGCAGGCGCGTCAACTGCCCGCTCAGTGCCCCAAGGGCGGCACGCTGGTGGAGCTGCTCGGCTCCACCGAGATCACCTACGCCAGCGCCTGGCTCGACTCCATCCGTGTCGAGCGCATGGGCGTGACCAACATCCTCACTTACCAATTCACGGCCACCGATCCGGCCGCCGCAACCCTCAGCCGCCTCGCTCAAATGGATGACCGTTACCTCGCCGTCCTCAAGGACATCGCCGGCCTCACCGGCGGCACGTCCGCCGACCTCGACTCCCTCACCACCACCGATGTGGCCGATGGCTTCACCGCCTTCCTGCCTCGCCTCCTTATCGGCAGCGTGGCGACGCCCAAACACTTCACCCTCACCACCGGCACCGACGCCGAGCAGACCGATCCCACCGCAGGCCTGCTCATCGTGCGGCCCGATGACTACCACGCGAGCACGAACGCGAAGGTGTGGAAGGAAACGCTCTGAGCCAGTTCCCAGTTCTCAGTTCTCAGTTCTCAGTTTCATCCAGCATCCAGCATCCCGCCTCACTCCATCACTCCATCGCTCCATCACTCCATGAAACGCCTCCTCCTTCTCTCCTTCATCCTTCTGCATTCGGCATTCGTCATTCCTGCCGCGCACGCGCAACGTGCGCTGCTCAAGAACCCCTCAAGCGGCGCTCTAGTGGAAGGCTTCGCCAGCGGCGCGAACACGCTGGAACTCAGCGCCACGGGCACGCTCAAATTCAACAGCGGCTTCACCCTCACGGGCGGCAGCTATCTCAAATCGGCGCTGTCGCTTGGCAATGTCGAAAACACCGCGCTCTCGACCTGGGCAGGATCAACGAACCTCACCACGCTGGGCACGATCACCGCAGGCACGTGGCAGGGCGGTGTGATCGCGCCCGCCTACCTCGGCACCGGATCGAGCATCACCACCAAATACCTGCGCGGCGATGGGACCTGGCAGACCGTCGCGGGCGGCGGCCTGGAGATCGGCGTGAGCACGATCACAAGCGGCACCAATGGTTATGTGCTTTACAACAATGGAGGTGATCTTGGGGAGTTGCCCGTGGGGTTCGGGGGTGGTGGTGTTTTGGACAATGGCAAGATCGCCAAATACAACGCGGACGGCAGACTGACGACCACGGGCGGGTTTGTCTTCGCGCAAGAGATGAGCGGCCTCACGCACGCCATTGTGGCAACGGACAACCTCACCGTCGCAGATCGCACGATCACGTTCACATTTCCGGACGCGGACCATGCCTATGTGTTCCCATCCACGGGCGGGACTCCCACCCTCATCAGCACCGGCAACCTCTCCGCCATCACCACCGTGGGCACGATCACGAGCGGCACCTGGCAGGGCACGGACATCGCGCTGGCCTACCTGGCGCAAGGCGGGGCGACGGATGGGCAGGCGCTGGTCTGGGACAATGGCGCGGGCACCTGGGAGCCGGGCACGATCAGCGCCGGCCTGACGATCAACACCACCGCTGTCAGTGGCGCGAGCGCGAACGACCTGCTCATCAGCGACGGCACCACGCTGCAAAAGATCACCCCAGGCACCGGCGTGGCCGCCGCGCTGGCCAATGCGGTCAATGGCAGCGGCGGATTGCTCACCTACTCTCTGATCTCCACCGCCAACACCTGGAGCGCCGCGCAGACCGTCGCCAGCGGCACGATTGCAACATCAGCTCCAGGCATCTCCATCACCCAGACCTGGAATGGCACCAACGGCACCGGCGGCACGTCATTCACGGGTCTCCTGTTGGACATCACCAACACATCGAGCGCGAATGGTCTGACATCGACGTCGTGGCTGGTGGAGGCGAAAATCGGCGGCTCGACGGTTGGCGGGTTCCGCAACTACTTCAACGAGCTGGCTTGTCAGGCGAAATGGTTCGAGCTTGGGTCACGCTACAACGCGCTCGAGAAGCAAAATGACAGCTCGTGGAGCATGAAGGCTAACGACGCTGTTTTCTTGACCTGCTACGACAGGGGGCTGCAATTCGACGTGGCCACCGGCCTGCACTGGAGCGCCTCAAGCTCCTACAACACAAGTGCCGAGGTCTCGCTTTACCGATTGGCCACTCGCTCGCTGATCGAGCGTGCGGGCACCTCATCCACCTCGCTCCAAGTGGCGAACACGTGGACCTCCAACACGGATTACGAATCCGCAGGCCTGTGGTGGGAGTCGAATGTCGCCTACATGGGCACGCAGAAGGGCAGTGGCGGCGGCAGCGCACGCGATGTCTCGCTCGTGCGTGACTCCACCGTCAAGGTCACCGTCGGAGCCAACACGACAGACCACGCGCAGCCCGTCAAGCTGCCCAGCTACACCGTGGGCGGTCTGCCAAGCGCCGCGACCTGTGGCGCGGGCGCGATGGCCTTCGTCACCGATGCCACATCCACCACTGCTTATGCCACGGTCAGCGGCGGCGGCAGCAACAAGGTCCTCGTCATCAGCGACGGCACCGACTGGATCATCCACTGATCACTGATCACTGATCACTGACTCACTGCCCCACTGACTCACTGACTCACTGACCACCGATGCCCTGGACCCTCCAACTCAGCTCCACCACCCAGTCCCTCGAAGCCTGGGGCCTGAGCAAGGTGCGCGTGACGCTGAAAAGCTTCCAGCCATCCACGCTCTCCTTCCGCCTCGCCACCGACTTCGACGCGGCCTCCTCATTCATCTACGGCGCACAGGTCACGTTGCGTGACCCGAATGACGTGATCCGCTTCACCGGCCGCATCCGCCAGCGGCCTGCCAGCGCGGCAGGCACGGAGGAGCAGCAAAGCTATGTGGCGGAGGACATCCTCGGCGATCTCAACCGCCGCATGATGCGCCAGGACTGGACGCAGCTCCTGGTCTCCACTCCCACGGCTGTCTCCACGCCTCTGACCACGTTGTTTTTCGATCGCGAGGAGCGTGAGGCCATCGCCGCCACGATCTCGCGCATCACCGCGCGGGCGATCAGCATCGGCGTGTCCATGCAGGTGGCCACGCTGCCCACGCTGGCGCAGCGGCCGCGCGTGGTGGACATGCGCGGCGCAACGCTCCTGGAGTGCCTGCGTGCGGTCGCCCGCTTCGTGCCGGACCTCTCCACCCGCGTGGACTACACCACGACTCCGCCCACGCTGTCATTCATCCGCCGCACGGCGGCCACGGAGCACGATCTCGCGGTGATCGAGTCGGCCGAACAATTCGAAATCGCGCCTCTCGATGATCAGCAGATCAGCGCCGTGGTGCTGACTTATGAGCGCCGCAAAACAGTCTCTGGAGACACGTTCAACGAGGGCTTCAAGCATCGTTATCCGGTGGATGCCACCGGCGATGAAGAGAACGCGCTCGTCATTCACACCGAGCTGCGCGGGGCCACCTCCGGAGACCAGTCCTCCGCCGGGCTGCGCTCGCTCACGCAATCGCAATACATCGAGACCTCGGCGATTGATCCCTCGGACGAAGCCTGGTGGGCGCTGCTGTGGCCTGACATTGCCAATGCCGCGAGCGGCTTCACTTTGACCGATGATGAGATCGTTGGCAGTCCCGCTCAAACCAAGATGATCACCGCTGGGGCGCAGCCTGCGTGGACGGGCAGCGCTGCCACGGTGGAGGTGCGTGCGCTCTTCAACGGCCTCATCGCCGGACAGCCTTGGGTGAACAAGCGACTGGTCGCGCGTGTGAATGCCAGCACGCTCAATACCGGCACCTACACCAAGACCACCGACGTGCTCGGAGAAGATCCGCCAGACGATCCCGGTGAGGAGGTGCCTGATGACATCAGTCAACTGCTCTACGACGGCCTCAACCCACTCCAATGGCAGGGGCGTCATGTGCGCACCACGGACGAGCTGAGCGACTGGACGATCAAGCCGGGAGATCTGGTCAATTTCACCGGCACAGCCAATAGCGATCTGGAGACCGCCCGCGCCACGGTGCAGAGCGTGACCTATGACATCGACTCGGCAACACGGAGCATCGAATTCGGCTCCGCCAGCCCGCTGCAATTCGCCGATCTGATCGAGCTCCTCAAGCCGATGCGCACGCTCACCATCGGCACACGCGCGGCCGAAGCCGCTGGCACGGGAACGCCCACGGACATCACGGTCGAGGGCGCAGGCATGGGGCCGGGTGCCTCCCTCGTCCCCACCGAGGACAATCTCGCCGAGCACGCGTTCCAAGTCCGCATGATCGGCACCACGGGCAATTCCTTCCGTGTCGAGGCCGGGCAGATCGACGGCCAGACCATCGCGGCCGCCACGGTGGACGTGGGCGGCTCGCGCCCGGTGAGTCTGATCATCCTGCCGCAATACACTCTCGGCATCTACAATTCGCAGCATGTCCACTCTCTCGCCATCAAGACGGGCGAGGATGCCCCGGTGCTGGACACCGTGGCAGGCACCGCCTCGGACGTGACGCTCGTCACCTCAGCCGGGGACGAGGCCCGCGTAGTCATCGCTGTGATCGCCGCAGGCAACGCCATTTCCCAGATCGCTCACGGCAACATCCTGACGACGTGGGCGGATGACGGCAGTCTCGACGGTCAGGCGCAGCTCGCTTTCAACAAACAGGCCTGATCATGACGCACATTCAAAAGGCCAAGCTGGAGCTGTATGAGGTGCGGGACGAGGAGGGCGCGAGTGGCGTCGAATACCGCTCCACGCTGTGGGATTTATCGCAACCCGAATGGTACAGCGCCTTGCTGGACGAGTCCGGGGGGCGCAAGCCCTACGTGGCCATGTCAGTGAATCCGAATTACGACACCAACGGCGATGTCGGAATGGTCGAATGGAGCATCAACATCGGCCCCGGCCAGGTGCCCGGCGTCCTGGAGGTCGCGTATTACACCGCCGACTCCGAAGGTGGTCAGGTGCTCGACCACGTGGCGGAATTCACCCTGGACGAGAGCACGCCATCAACGGGAGCACTGGAGATCGGCAGCTACGACGGCTCCGACCCTGAGGACGAGCCCCCCTGGGCGGCCGTCAAAATGCTCTTCTGGCCCAGCTACATGACCGCCGCCCGCCCGTCGCTCTGACGCAAAGTGGGGCGTTTCTCCTGTGAATGTGGGGCGTTTCGAATTGCGGCTTACATCGCGGGATGGCTCACGC